GAGTATACTAATTCAGCCCCCTCAATCGTTGATTATGATGGTGTTTCATACGCTCATTACTTTTCTTCTGGTAACTACGGCACAGCTATGTCTGGCACTCATCATGCTTATACACTACTCAACAACAGAAACCACAGTTCTACTTGTGGTCATAGCCATAAGCGTAGTATCTATTTTAAAGATGGTGCACACCCTAATGGGATTATTGGCATGGTGGCAGGGTGCTACAAAGGGGCAGAGGAAGCTTGGGCAGGACAAGCTAACAACGACTGGTGGAAAGGCTGTGTAGTAAAAAGAGAAATAGACAATGGTGTATATGAGCCAGAGTTTGTATCAATGAAGAGACTTAAGGAGTTATATGGATGATTACTCAAGATGATATAGATGCTTTCGAGTACTACAACAAGCTAGACTTAACTTTAGCAGATTATCAGAAGGCTTCAGCTAAGACTGCAATCTACCCTGCAGGGGCTAGTATCTTATACCCTGCCCTAGGACTAGCAGGAGAGGCAGGAGAGGTAGCCAACAAGGTTAAGAAAGTCATACGTGATGGCAAGCTAGATAGAGAGGGCATCTCAGATGAAATAGGTGATTGCCTTTGGTACATGGCAGCTTTGTGCAGAGACCTAAACATTAACTTAGCTGAAGTGGCACATGATAACTTAGACAAGCTAAATGACAGGAAACGAAGAAACTCTCTTAATGGCAGTGGTGATAAACGATGAGTTGGATTAGACGATACCTAAAGTACTTAGCTACATGGAGAAAACACCGTGAAGCTATTAAGCTACTAAACAGGTTAACAGACAGAGAGCTGAATGATATAGGAATCTCCAGAGCTGATATAGACCGATTAGTTTGGTTGGAAGAAGATAAGACAATGCGAGGAAGAGGGAATCAATGACAGATAATTACTTACCCACAGACTACCAAAAGTTTATCCACACCTCACGCTATGCACGATGGCTTGATGAAGAGGGCCGTAGAGAAAGTTGGGCTGAGACTGTATCACGTTACATGGCTAATATAGTTAGCCCTAACATAGACGAGTTTACAGCAAAGGATATCGAAGAAAGTATTCTTAACCTACAAGTTATGCCTTCTATGCGTTCTGTCATGACTGCTGGACCTGCAGCTAACCGTGACAATACGTGCATGTATAACTGTAGTTACTTAGCCGTAGATGACCCTAAGTCCTTCGATGAGGCTATGTTCATTCTCTTGTGTGGTACTGGTGTTGGTTTCTCTGTTGAACGGCAATTCATCAGTAGGCTCCCCGAAATCCCCGACCTCTACGATAGTGATACTTCCATTGGTGTCAGGGACAGTAAGGAAGGTTGGGCTAAAGCTCTTAGACAATTGATTGCACTCCTCTATAGTGGTGAAATTCCTAAGTGGGATATATCTAAGGTTCGTCCTGCAGGCGCAAGACTTAAAACATTCGGTGGTAGAGCAAGCGGACCTGCACCCTTAGTTGATTTGTTTAACTTTGTTATCCGTGTGTTTAAAGATGCTCAGGGTCGTAAACTATCTTCTATTGAGTGTCATGATATCATGTGCAAGATTGGTGAGGTGGTTGTAGTCGGTGGTGTCCGTAGGTCAGCTATGATTTCCTTGAGCAACTTGAGTGATGATCGTATGCGCCATGCTAAGTCAGGCGCTTGGTGGGAGAATGATCCACAACGTGCATTGGCTAACAACTCAGTTAGCTATACAGAGAAACCAGATGCTATTTCATTTATGCGTGAGTGGATGGCACTAGTGGAAAGTGGGAGTGGAGAACGTGGTATTTTCAATCGTGAGGCAAGTAAGAAGCAAGCTGAAAAATATGGTAGACGCGACCCTAACCATGAGTTCGGGACTAATCCGTGTAGTGAAATTATCTTGCGCCAAAACCAATTCTGTAATCTTACGGAAGTTGTGGTACGAGCCACAGACACGTTGGAAGAACTGGCTAGGAAAGTCCGACTCGCCACAATACTTGGGACGATCCAAAGCACATACACAAAGTTCCCTTACCTGCGAAAGGTGTGGCAGCGTAATACAGAAGAAGAACGACTGCTCGGTGTGTCTCTCACAGGGATAATGGATAATAAGCTTATGACTGCAGCTAATAAGGGGTTAGATAAGACACTTGAACATCTTCGTAAAGTTGCTGTAGAGACTAATGCTGAGTGGGCAGACCGCCTTGGTATTGAGCCTAGTGCTGCTATAACTTGCGTCAAGCCAAGTGGAACAGTTTCACAATTGGTTGACAGCAGTTCTGGAATACACGCTCGTCATTCAGACTACTATATTAGGACAGTCAGGGGAGACAACAAAGACCCACTTACTACATTCATGAAAGATCAAGGCATACCTAGTGAACCTGATGTTATGAAACCTGATGCCACTACAGTATTCAGTTTTCCTGTTAAGTCTCCTAAAGGTGCTGTAGTAACTAATGACTTATCAGCTATCGAACAGCTTGAGACTTGGTTGACCTATCAAAGATTTTGGTGTGAGCATAAACCAAGCATCACTGTAAATGTTCGTAAGGGTGAGTGGTTTGAGGTAGGTGCATTTGTGTACAAACACTTTGATGAGATGTCAGGTGTGTCCTTCCTGCCATACAACGAGCACACATATCAGCAAGCACCCTATCAAGAGGTTGGCAAGAACGACTACAATAGTTTATTGTCCCTTATGCCTAGCAAGATTAATTGGGCCGACCTATCTAGTTATGAGAAAGAAGATAACACCGTAGGTATGCAAACTATGGCTTGTTCTGGAGATGTATGTGAAATTGTAGATATAGGAGCGTAGATGTCAAAGTATGACCCAGTAGAAAAACCCTTCCACTATAATACTGGTGAGATAGAGTGTATTGACTACATCAAACAAGTACTAGGTGCAGAGGGGTTCATAGCCTACTGCCAAGGGAATATGATCAAGTATCAACACAGACACAGGTATAAAGGTAAACCAAAGGAGGATATGGATAAAGCAGATTGGTATATGCAGAAGATGCGCCAGACAATGGAAGAAGTGAGTAAGTAAAAAAAAGCCCCTGCGTCCACTAAGGATACAGGGGCTTAAGTTTGTCTGCAGGACTTCTTCATCTTCTTCTTATGGCAGATGTTGCTCTTAAGAACATATTACCAAACCAGTGGCCTATCTGTGTAGGCGTAGGTAGTAACCAACCAAGTATAAGTAATAGCATTACCCATATGGGTATGTTAGTATTGCTAATCTTGATCTCTTCAACTGGCCCTGCTTCCACTTCCTTGATGGTCTCCATCGTAATAATGTCCCTACCTGCGTCCTGTTGATTTTGTTGACCGACCAGTTGCTGGGTATTTTCCTTACCTGCCAAGGTGTTTGCATTAACTGTTGGGCCTCCACTTGAGCTTAAGGGATTTAGGAAGGAGGGTAAACCCATGCAACCTGACAACAGGAATGGTATGATTAGAACCCATCTCATTTTTCTATCTTTGTAGTATCTTTAGTCTTGAGGGAAGTGGGGTGGTGCTCTTTACCCATCCAAACTGCGAAGCAACCTGTTAAGGCCCCTAGTACAACTGAGACTAGGCCTGACTGTTGTATTGAGGGGTCGGGTAACATCATAAACCACTCTACCACTCTCCAAGAGAGTATTGTAATAGCCAACATCATAACCCTAGGGATTATCTTCCATTCGTCTAGTAGTTCTGGCCTCATGTAGTTCTCCTATACCACAACAAAATTAATAAGCATACCACTTGGGGCTGGCACTGTATTCTTACCATACTTGTTGTAAGTCATATTTATTAACTTTATCTCTGCCCTAGTAGCTGGTTCAACTGGCCTAAGAGTTTCACCCTTTTTTCTAGGGCCAATGTGGTCAAAGGTTACATTTGTGTGAGTGTCGAAAGGCATGTTCACTCTATTATCTATGTTAAAACTTAGTTCCACCAACCTGCTCCTAAACCTACTATCCAAGTACCACCACCAAGAATTACAGCCACCATTATAGCTAAACCTATAACTAACAAAGTCTCAAAGAAAGCAGCCCTACGCTCTTGTTGTTTGTAGAGTGTCTCTTCTCGCTCCTTCTTGATCTTTCTTCTTAACTCTACCATCTCTCTGGCTGTACCATAACCAAATCGGTTGTTAAGTAGTTGCTCAATATCTTTCTCTTGTTCGGCTAGTTTTTTAGTATGGATAATCATATCTAAAGCCTCTTGCTCTACAGAACCAGAGGAAAATAACTTAGTAAATATAGGTGGGTTCTTGCGCTGTTGTTCCGCACGTCTTAAGTCAGCAGCAGCTCCATACCACTTGCCTAGCTGTCCAGCTATATCTTCTAGTTCTCGCCCGGCATATACAAGTTTCTTTACACCACTATAAGCGGCAGTAGCAGCAGATATCGCTGTAATAGGGTCGATCATTCTTTGTTAGCTATTCTTTCTACAAAGCCTCGGATCGCTTTTATGTTCTCATCTATCCTAGCCATAGAGATTGCTTGTTCTTGTACAGCATCCTCTACCTTAGTCAGTCGGATTTCTACCTTGCGGAGTTCCTGAGCGTTCTTATCAATGTCAGACATCATCATACTTACAGTCCAGACTATAGCTGCACCTTGTGTAATCAGCCCTACAATAAGAGTAATAGGAACGCTCTTGGATAAATGCCAGCTATCATCTGACATCATGCTGGGTACTTTTTCTTGTTCAACTCAAAGTGAGGTGCATCATAGAAACTCTTCCAGTCGCCTCCCCAGATAATTGGGACTTCTAGTTCTTTAGCTGCAGCCTTCATAGCTTTAGCCATAGCCTCAAAGCGTTCTAGGTCTTCCCAGTCTACAGGCCAAGGAACCATGTCTACTGCATGACCTGTGAGGTGTCTAGACTTTAGTGTGGTAGATTTACCATCAGCTAACAGTTGCCTTTGACGTTCAATGTTTCTAACACCTTCGATAACTGTAAAGTCAACTTCACTTAGCTCTAAGGCTTTTTCTACTACCGCTACCATGTCAGGATGTACACCTGATAGATTTTGTCGGCTACGTGTACCTAGTTTAAAACTCATTCTATTACTCCTGTGCTGCTATGCAAAGTATGTGAGACTAACATAAAAGTCAGCAGACCCACTGGTTATTTCACCAACGGTTAAAAAGTCACCGCTAGTTGATTGACGAAATTTTAGGAAGTTAAGGTTGTCTCTGACTTCTGCTACATTGATAATATCACTTCCGACAAGGTTTGTATTTGTCATTGTATATGTGCCTGAGTATCTAATATCACCAGTCAAAGATGTTGGTGAAAATGGCAAGCCAGTAACAAATATATCATTACCAGAGGTTAGTCCTGATGTATTAATGTTTGTTAATGTAAATGAAATGTAAACCTGCCTTCCAATTTTTGTATAGTAACCATTGGCCGTAGCAGCAGACGCTTCATTGCCGCCACTAGAGTCATCAGCAAATACTGGAATGAATGTTCCCTCTTTATAATCATTCAGAAAATTAGCCGACCCAGTTCCACCGAGATAGACGCCGCCTGATAGGTAGAGGTCTTGGAAGCGGTTAGCATTATTGCCTAAGTTAACGTCATCATTTGCTTGACCGCCTGAACCATCTCTAGGCATTACAGTGGAGCCGACCAAGTAAAGGCTTTTAGTACCATTACTAAAGTATGGGTCTCCATAAATTGCCCCTATACTTCCTATTGAAGAAGACCCTACCTGAAAATCAAAAATTGTACCACTTGTAGGTATTGTAGTAATAGATGTATTTAATGCATTACTTAATTCAGAGAAGTTTATCTTTTTAGTCTCTGTAGTAGAGGTATCAACTATAGCAAGGGGATCATCGTCAGCTACGTTAGACCCTAGTAAAGCTGTGAGTTCTGATATCTTTTGGTTAGCCATTTTATATCCTTGCAGGGGTTAAGTTGCGAGGCTTTAAGATCAGGTACTTCTGATCTACATCAATTCTCTCGCTATACTGTATCTTCCAACTAGAGGTGTCTACTCCACTAGCTAATTCAGTGAAGCTGTCTCCGTTGCTTTCTCTCTCAGTGTACTCTCCTAGAAAAGCTCCGTCTGGGGAAAACTTATAGTTGTGTAGGTTAAGCGGATTTTCGTGCTCTATGTAATAGTGCTTGTACTGGGTTACTTCTTCTTTTGTCTTATCTACAAAGAAACCTAGACCAAGAAACTTTTGAGTATCATCTGGAGCAGGGGTATTAAAAGGAAACTTACTTGTGTTACCTCTTATAGCTTTTATATAAAACCTTACTACGTCTTGGCTAATACTGTCTAAATCAATAATTACAGTTTCAGCTAAACTAAAGAGTTCTACTAACTTGTTTGTAATGGGAGCCTGTAGTTGCCTAAAGAGTTCCACAGCATTTCTACTGGGTATACCTATAGCTGTTGTAGCCTGACCTTGCCTAGAGGCTACTATGACCACACTAATACTATTATGTAATTCTTCAGAAAGGTTGTACTTTTCTAAGATCATGAGGAAACCCAACTTGCAGTACGACTAGCAGTATTAGAAACAATATCAAACCAAACCATATCGGCAGAATCATTTCTTCTGTAGATATCAGCTATCCATCTTAGGTAGTAAGTACCAGCAGAAAGAGTAGTAGCTGATAGGGCAGATACACTCACATCAGTAGTAGACTCACTGTTTAAGTTAGTTG